GCGCTCGACATCAGCACCGAGATGTACCTCACCGCGCATAATCTGCAGCTGTAACTCAGCTTTTTCTCTTTTTACCTTCTCGTGGAGTGCTTTTTCAACGTCAATATTAAGCTTTACTTCTTTACTATTCGCCTGAGCATTAGCTGCTTGACGGAGGTATTCGCAATATCGTCTGGTGCACTCAACCAGGTCATACTTTCCTCGAGCTACTTCCGAAATTACGCCCTCCTCTCGGAGCTGGCGGACACGGCGATCTGTTATCCCCCATACATTGCCCAGGGTTACACTATTAACGATTGTAACATCCAATCTATCGAGCTTTGATGACATTTTAATCACCCATTCATGTTTTCTGTATTTCACCAACCTTATGCCCCAAGATTTAATCAAATTCTAGGAAGGAAGTTTCTATAAATTTCATGGTCAAACTAGTGTTTCTTTGGGGCTCGCCAGCACCACGGCCATTTCGAGCGCTGGAAGAACCTACCACCTAACGCTTTGCCATTTCGCGTCTCATATGATGCTCAAGACGTGCCGATAGGCCTTCATCGATTTTCTGCTGAATCAACTGGGCCACATACTCATTAGTGATCATCTGAGGTATGGAAACCGTGGTGAATTTTTTCAAGTCATATCTATCATGGCTCATGCGCTGAAATGGTATATATTGAACCTTATCAGCGCTTTTGGCCCCTGTATGCATCAGTATGTTGTGGGACCTTTCACTATATGGTCCCCCTGGGGTTCGTGTGTTTAAGTACCGTCCAATAAGTTTTTGGCCACTCCCCTTGAAAACCTGCATCTTAAGAGTATAACTCCTGCCCCTTGGAGGCGTCTTCGGCCGCATACCAAAATGAACAGGGGTTAATCTTCTGCCTTGAAAGTGTATCTGCACATTATCAACAAGGATACCGGATACCTGAACTTTCCCCACACTTTTTGCATTCTTTTTAGCGTTCATAACCTCAGCTTTTTTAATGTTATAAACTGATGTAACAGATGAAGATATCCAGCCTGGAGCCCTGCTTTTAAAATCGCTGACTGTCCTCTTAATGACAGTCTCACTGGATTTACGCATACCTTTTATCTTTGCTTCAAGAGATTTATATTTTTTAAGGCTGACCGTTAAGACGCCCATAATATTAGTCCTCCTCTCAGCAAACAATCCGAACGCAACCGGGAGGAATCATCATGAACGCCCGGTTGCGCCCGGATAGTGTTAACTTTACGGTCAGCCCCCACCCCTGGCTATTATCGAGCGTTTCACCCACTATGGCCTGTAAAGGAGCAAACCAGGCACACCAACATTCACAATTAAAAGAACTCCCTCGGCTAATCAGTCGAAAGGAGTTCTTAATCAATACTCGTACCTCGCAAGGTACATTATTCACCAATACCATTTTAAAACTTCCATTATGATTTATCAATGACGTGTTTTTGACATCAAGTTTTTAGCCCATCGACGCCAAAAAACAGCACCGTCAAAGTGGGCAAAACCTTGTCTATATCGCGGTATACAGTCCTTATATCGATACTGTATTTTCTGGCAACCTCCTCGATATTTGTGACATCCCCATTTATGTACATATCGAAAATAATGTTGCAGCGTCGTACCTGCTCCAGCTTTTTAGACCTTTGGCAAATCTCCCGAAAGACTTCCAGCATAGTGTCAATATGCTCCACGATGACCAGGGTTCTTTCGGTCGATGACTTAATGCTCTCCACATATGCTTGTCCGGTTATAAAATCATCATCCAGCTCATCCAGGATATCAATGGGCCTAAGGTCAGAGCTTTTGTAGACGGCTCCTTTGACATGTGCCTTGAAGGTTCGGTATTCCTTGAGCAGAAGCTTTGTATTATGAAGCCGCCTATCGTATTTTTTCCTCAGCCGCTCAGATTTTTCCTTATTCGAATACTCGAATGCTGCCTGCACTCCTGTTTTAACGGCCAACTGAATTACCTCATCAAGGCTTACAGACTTTTGTTCATTATTCATGGATGGTCCAACCTCCTAACTAAAGCGTACTTAAAAACTTCTGTAACTCATCTATTCTGACAGTGATCCCGGCCTTATCAGATTCTTGAGTAAAAAAGGATATTACACCTCGACTTTTACTGGCCTTTAGGTTGACCGGTATTTCATACTGGCAGCTAAGCCGGCCATTAGGAGCAAATATTGTCCTTACCCCAATAACTGAAGTCTCTTTTCCGTCAAATGGCTTCATGCTCACCCCCCCCCTTTCATATAACCTTCCCGCCGTGCTTATACGGCCGGGTCTCTCTCCTAATCGTTTGTAAAAGACCTTTCAAATCTATACCGCTTACAGTTTTCATAGCTTTTACCCCTATCCTCTTTACCACTTCCAAGGCTTCTTCAGTTTCCCTACCATATTCTTGACTCTAGCCGGCAACCTTTTTAAAGTAGAACTTCTGCTCAGAGTAGCCCCTATGGTCATCAGTCCGATTATCCAGATAACAGTAAGTATCGCAAATACAATAAATCCGCTTGTAGTGAGCCCTATTTCGATTCTCATGTATGGCAGATCCACAATAAATCATCTCCCTTCTTATCTTCCATTTTATGTAATCCATTTTTTAGGTAATGGAGACAGGTTGGTGACAGGATATAAAAACCTGTCACAGCTGACAACCATGCGTGTTTGAGTCCTGTCGGGAGACAGGTTTGACGAAATTCCCCAAACTTTTTCTAATATTTTAATTTTTTATTTTCTTACTTTTGAAAAAGTTTAGGGAAAGAAAGAAAACCTGTCACCAATTAAGGTGAAACTGGCTTGGCTCTAAGGGTGACAGGTTGGTGACAGGTTTAAGGTACTTGTCACCTTTTACCTAAATACTGGAATCCATTTTTTTACTTTTTACAGTTTTAGGAAACCAATTTTTAGGAATCCTCAATCATCCCATGGTAGGTCCAGAAGTTCTTCCTGAGCACTATCATTTCCAGCTCCAAATTGCAGCCGTCGACCAAAACTAGATAGCTGAATATTCTCCCAATAGCGCATGATTTTCGACTTACCTTGCTTGAAACCTCGCTCTTTTAGTCTTATTGAGAATTTTGTAGAGCTCATCTTGTATTCACCGTTCTGAACACACCAGTTCTCATAAGCTCGGTAAAGGTCACCAGCCTTAATGATTGCTCCTTCTTTGGTCTCGATACAGTCTGATATAAACATTGAGAGGGTATCCATCTCGTTCTGATAGCTTTCGGTAGCCATAATAACTTCCTTTGGCTCCTTCAATCCTTCCTTCATCCACATGGAGCAGCCGGCGATGGCCCAGTTGAGGATGCCGGACAATTCCCGCTGAAGTTTATGGCCAAGCTCCTTGTCTCTCTCCTCCTCCGGGATAATAACGGTGAATGGGATAAGCCGAATGCGGCGCCAAATCCCAAGGTCACTGCCTGTGATCTTCGGTTTATGATTTGTGGCCATCCATAGCTTGAACTCAGGAATAAACTCAAATGAATGCTGATAGAGAAATCTGGCCGTCAATGGCTCGCCTCCGGTTGCCTGCTTGATCAGGCTCTCGGATAATCGCTCATTTTCTTCCGGCTCTGTTGTCGTAACAAATCTGGCCCCCTGGAGCCGGGCTATCTCGGCCGAGTTTTGGTTATCGCTCTTCATGAATACGTGGGAATTCGCGTTCTTGGTATAGGATCCAAGCATAGCCCTGATGGTATCCAGGAAGGTTGACTTTCCGTTTTTACCAGTTCCATGAAGGATATAAATACACTGCTCTTTGATGCTCCCGGTTAAGCTATATCCTATTGCTCGCTGGATAAATCGGATAAGCTCCTGGTTTCCGTCAAAGATCCTGTTAAGAAACTTCTCCCATGTGGGTGCCGTTGCTTCCCGGTTATACTCCACCGGTGCCAGCTTTGTTATTAGATTATTACGGCTGTGGTCCATGAGCTTCCCGCTGCGGAGGTCAATTGTCCCATTTCTGCAGTTTAGGAGATAGATATCCTTATCGAATTGCTCCGGGAGAGTTGCAATAGCTTCAAAGTGGGATGCCTCTTTGAGCATATTATCTTTTCGGCCGCTGTTTCTGCTGGATGACAACCAATCTGATAGGCGTTTTGCCGCCTTGGCGCCCGATGTCTCCCTTATCGGTTTTAGGTACTCGTACAAGCTTTGTATGGTCTCATCTGCCAAGAGCCTTACCGTCCCTTTGCGGTCCTCTTCCCAGTGCGTACCGGACCATACGAGCCAGCCTTTATTGATGTTGTGCCGGAGTTTATCTCCATGACGCTCCACCAAGCGGGTGGCGTTCCATGTATCGTTATATGGCCCCCAAATCCACGGCGGCAAAGAAACGCCAGGTTTTCCTTCCAACGACCCAGCATCTTCCGGGATCAACTGATCATATATTTCAATCGGTGGCCTTTCGAATTGAGGTGGATCTGGTTGTCTAGCTTTCTTATTCTTTGCTGGTGGATTATAGACGGCCTGGCAGTCTGCCAGTGCTTTACCTATGGTAATTTGGCCATAGGTATGCACACCATCATTCAAACGGTCCCACTTCGCCCGGTACAGTCCGGATCTGCGGTATATCCTGTCAATAGCTGCTTCATCCTTCTGGGTCCAGAATGCGAGGATATTGCATAATGCCAAGTCAGCTTCAGAAGTGCTGGTATAGTCAGAAGTATCTCCATTCATTAATTGGATAAATAGATCACGCTGCTTGGATGACATAATTCTGTCTATCAGCTCATCGTCACTATAATTAAATGGAATGATTTCCTTTTGCCTCGGACTGGGGTCCTTCTGATTCTTTTTAGGCTTAAGATATTTGTCATGGACTAATTTAAGTTCTTCAGTACGCTCATTGACCTCCATGTGGGCATCATCCAGGATGTCGCCAGTCATTACGAAGAATCTTCTTTCCTCGTACATCTCAACATTACCCTTGCGGCGCTGCCCTTCAGGAAGGCTGCCTCTGCAGATGATATGTACGCCTTTTCCGCTCTGGCTCATTTCGGTATAACTGTCCAGTGTATCAATGATATCTATGGCCTCTGCAGAAAAACCACCGTTTTCTGCGATACAGTGATCGATATCCACACCAACAAATCCGTCACCAAACATAAAGCCTATGCCGTTAAGATTAAACTTTTTCATGCCGGCGACAGCAGTTTGGAAATCACTCCAGGTAGATGGATTATTGCTTTGAGCACCATTACCGGTTCGGGCATTGACGGGGGCTTTTGTAAGCCTCCCGTCACGCTCTACCAGCTTCCAACAGACCCAGCGCTTCTGAGCTTTCAAAATATTCGGTATGTTGTTAAAGTTCATTAGTATCGCTCCAGTCAGAACGGAATATTTAGAGTCTCGGCCAGATCCCTTTCAGATACTCCTGCGAGTCTCTGAAGATTCATCAAGAAATTCAATGACGCATGCAGGTTCAAGAATAAGGGCAGGTATGTTTCCTTTTGCTCAGTTGGTACCGAAATATCATCGAGCCATTTCCCCATCATTGTGTATTGGTGGACACAATCCTTGAACCTGTTAGCGATTACCTGCTTTTCATAAACCCCAAGTTCAATTTTTAGAGTGAAATCGGGATTTAAGGTGATTTCTATGAGAGAATTTCCTTTCTCCATCCTCTTTCACCCTTTCGGCTTATTTGGGGGCTTCCCATGGATATTGCGGTTGAGCATTCTGAGCAGGTGGATTCTGAGGTGGAGGATTCTGAGGCGGGCGGTAACCGCTGCCTTGATTGCTAGGCCGCTGGTTCTGGGGCGGGCTCTGCGGATGAGGATTCTGCTGATAATTCGCAGGAGCTCCCTGGTAATTATTCTGCGGCTGATATTGCTGCTGAGGGGGCTGAGGCTGTTGATATGTAGGCTTTTTATCATCAGCGAAGTCAATCTTTTCGACAACAACTTCCCAGCCATATCGGACTTGGCCACTATTTTGATCAGTCCATGAAAAAGTCCGGAGATTTCCTTTCACAACTGCTTTTTTACCTTTGAAAAAACACTTTCCGACAAATTCGGCGATGTTGCCCCATGCAATACAGGGAATGAAATCGGCAGTATCCTCGTTATTTTCGCCGTTATAACGGTCGACCGCCAGATTGAACCTTGCCACTGGCTTATTGTTCTGGGTGTATCTTATTTCCGGATCTGCAGTAAATCTACCAGCCAAGATTACTTCATTAATGGTCATGTTAGTCTCCTCACTTTCTTACTCTGGGACCACCAATGATGTTGCATCCCAGGTCCTTATAAACTCGTACTCTTTCCCTTGCCCAGTTCCTGAGCATAGGCATTTTTTCATCATATATGTCATAAACTATTGGCTGCCTCTTCCCTTCAAATGGACGCATGATGCGGCCAACAGATTGTTGAATTGATGTTCTATCTTTAACCGGTGTGGCCAGCACCAACTTATTCAGCCTCGGGATATCCAGGCCTAGCTTGGCCAACTGATATGTAGCAAAGAGGAAATGTGCCCTGCCTGCTCGCATATCTTTGATGGCCGCCTCCCGGGCTCTCTTGTTTGTAGTTCCATTGATGAATCGGTACTCATACTTGGCGCCGAAGTAATCTGAGATGTTCTCCAAAAGACTTTCCAGATGTTCCAGGGAGTGCCCCAGTACTAAAGTGGAATCCCCTGGTTCTTGATTGGCCAGAATGTTAAGAATAGATTTGTCCCGCAATTGATCATCGCGCATTGCCTGATACATTTGCTGAACTGATAGCATTTCCCGTCCCCCGGCCTCATCGGTCCCCTGGTCGTACTCAAAATGCGTTGGAATGAACTCTACAGACGGTGTCACAACCTTTAGCCTCGGGTCATCCTGAGGGACCTCATAGAACTTTGGACCAATTACATGAAACATGGTCTCGATTAGTCCATCTGATCGAAATTCACTGGCCGTTAATCCGAAGCGGTAATAAGCTGGAAACTGAGAAATAACTGATTCAAACATCCTAGCCTTGGACGCATCCTTGTACACCAGGTGACTCTCATCCACAATCACACAACCGAATTTCTCTTTAATCCCTACCAGATCCCGTTTGCTTAATGTCTGTACCGTTGCAAAGGTCATGTGGGTACCTAATGACATATTCTCAGCCTGTATTAGCCCTATTTGCCGACCGGTCAGGCCTAAGGTTTCAATTGCACATTGCATAGCCTGATTAAGGAGGTCCATCGTGTGGGTAATCCATAGGGTCGGTTGCATAAGCTCTGCAGTGATACCCATGGCAGTTGTCGTCTTGCCAGCTCCACAGGGCATGATTACGCATCCCTGCTGCCAAGCCCTGGCTAATTCAAGGGCCGGGTCCTGATAATCCCTGAGATTCGGTCTTTTTGGATAATCAATAAATTCTCTCAGCACCCGGTTATCATTGATCTGCAGTTCCTTGCCGGCAATCTCGTAAAGGCGGGCATAATACCCTCGGGGGAGAACCATTGAGTCTCCAGATTCCTGCCATAGTCTTATGTACTCAGGACCACAAATGAATCTGTTTAACCCCATCCTAATCTTCTTAACGAAGTCCGGATTCTTCATGGTGAGTTCAGCCTTAATTAGCTTCCTGACTACTTCAGGGGCACCTTTAAGATGGAGCTGGCTATCGATTATAAGTATCATGATCGTCCCACCTTTGCAAAACAGCTTAAATCCCATCCTCCGGATACTCGCTGGAGCTCCGGGAAGTCCAACATGTTGATGCTGCCCCTGCAGCCGGAACAGACCGCATCCCTAACCTGATACCATGGAATCAGAAAAGCTCGCCTCGTGTCCTCTGTTTGCCATATCCCTATGATGTAAGCGTGATTCCGGCCAACCTGCTGCATGAACCGGTCAAGTCCGCGACGTTCATTAGGTGTAATGCTCTTGGTGTTGTAGGCTATTCGGGGCTCCCGGCGGACTTTAACTTCCAGCGCATACCCTCCACCAGGAGGAATAATCAGCTTATCAAACACGGTACCATACCCCACATTGACTAGCTTGTGGTTCCAGAGATCAGCCTTCCGAAGAGAGGCGGTTATATCCGCCTCTCCCCGCTCTCCCCGGGCCTGCTTATCCTTCTGAGTCATCTTCAGCCGGACCGCTGCTGACTTCATCGATTTGTTGCTCGTCATATTCGGTATTTTCTTTGCCGGCATCGGCTGTCGCCTCCTTGCTCTCCTTTTCCTTAAAACTCACAACCTTCAATGCTTCAATGATGTCTTTGTTCTTCGACTTTCTAGGCGCGATGATGACGGTACCCACCTCGTTGTGCCAATAAGCTAGGGACATATCATCTGCCTTCCTACAGGGACCGGTAGGCATTGACTCGGTCTCGATATCGATTTCATACTGGTCAATCATAGAGAGGAGATTGTCATCAAACTGCAAGATATCCTTACTGGTAAAATCCTGGAACAGCCTCAAAACGGCCGAATCCTCCAGAAGAATATTTGTCGGTACAAGCTTGTTGGTAGCCTCCCATCGTTCATCCAAGCGACGGACGTACATTGGATGGAAAATCTGAAGCTGTGGAGTGGGATCTTGTTTTGAAACCTCAAAGATCTGCCCCGGTTTCGGCATATCCCCCAGTAGCTCAACAACAAGAGCCTTGATTTTATTGGAAAGATATTTACTAGATATGTACACAGCCCAGATACCCGCCCAAAGCATGAGCATATCGGTTTCCTCATTTTTGTCATAAACCATACCGATGGTAATGGATTTGTCCTTATACTGTCGCTTAACTTCTTTTTCAAATTTGTTGATATTTAGAAACATAATCTTCCACCTTTCTATGAGGTTTCACTTAACCAGCTTTACATCGTTGGATATCATCTTCAGTTGTCTTCTTTAGCCCTTCATGAACTAGTCGTTCAGGCCTGCCGGTGCCCCATGGACCATCGCCGAGCATAACTCTCACTTTGTCAGCATCCTCAGTTCGGTAAAAATCGTATACTCGACCGCGAACAGCCTTTTCGGATTTACCGAGCACTTCACCAATAGCGCCATAGCTGTACCCATTACGGATCATGTCTGCCAAGGTTTGAAAATGCCATTCTGTCCATGATTTACGATTGTCGGCTTTCACCGGACGTTCTTTTAATCCAAGGTCACGTATCCTACGCTGTATTGCCCCAGCTGAACGCCCGAGCATCTTTGCCAGCTCAGCATATCCATATTTGAATTGCTTTAAGTAACCTCTAAGTCGAGCGTCTTCTTGCGGTGTCCAGGGATCCTTACGGTAATTAGCATTAAAGAGGATATCTTTGCGTCTTTGCTCAGCAACCCATTCAGGCTCCTTCCCGAGAATCATAGGCTCCATTTTTGAGAAATCAATAAAACTTCGATTCTTCTCTGCCCATTTCCAGAATTCATCAATGTACACAACTCGCCATGTACATCGATTGTTCCGTTTATAGTGGACGGGAAGCCCCCTGTTTTCCACCCAGCTCTTTATCTTGTATGAATAACTACTCATTGAACCTGTTACAGCTTTTACGAGCTGGTTCAGCGTTACATAATCGCCGCTTTGCAGAAATGGTGGAAGACCAAGACGCTGGACTCGACACATTATTGAGGACTTACTGCGGTTGAGATTCTTACACAGAGTCGGTACCGACATTCGCCCCCAGTTATCAGTGAGGTATTCATCCTCTTGATTGGTCCATCTACGTCTCATGCCCATAATGCTTAACCCCTCCTGAGCTTGCTTCCACTTTCAGTGACCTCAACATACAACTGCTGTGGGAATTGACTCTTCATGTTCTGGTCATGACTGATCGCCACTATGCGCATTTCTGGATATCGGCTGTGAATTGATTCTAAAGCCATGCAATAGGCTTCAACGCCTTCGGCATCCAAGAAGGGAGGTTCATCGACGAACATCATTCCCAGCTGCAACCCTACCCGGGAGGCCTTAAGGATCGCTAATGCGAAGGATACTGCAAGCGCTGCCCTTACTTTCTGGCCACCACTCCGGGCGAGGTATGGAAGCTCTCCATGGTCGACGTCAATAATGACGATGTCCAGGGTGGATATTTCCTTACCTTTGTTGCTCTTCAGGGTCCGCTCTGTCCGGAACTCGACTCTCATTCGCCCACCCGTCATCTGGCCGAGGATATCATTTGCAGCTTCCTCGAGCTCAGGAATTATGGCTCTCATAATTTGGTGCGGGATGCCGTCCTGACTGAAGGCGATAGACAGCACCTGAAGATGTGATGCCTTGCAGGCCAACTGCTCAATCTTTGCCTTGGTCTCGGAAAGCTCAGATTGCTTAATCTTGATTGACTCAATCTTCTCGCCAAGAGCACCTGTTTCACGGTGAAGATTACTTAGCCTGCTCTCCAGATCGGCTATCTGGCTGTTGATTGCCTGTAATTCAGAGTCATAACTCTGGTTCTGCACTTGATGGTTCAACTCCGTGGCCTTATCCAGTGCCTTCTTAGCCTCAACATTGAGTTTTTCCACCTCTCTCTCAAGCTCTTCAATTTGAGGAGTGATGGTTTCAAGATATTGCTTTGCTGCCGGGATTTGCTTCCACTTATTTTCATAAGGCTCGAGGTCTACTACCATAATCCGCAGTTCATCGTATCCATTGACTTCCACAGTAAGTGCCTCAAGGTCTGTAGTGATAGCATTTAGCTGGGCCGAGGTATCAGTTATTTGCCTGGTTAGCTCAGCAAGTCGAGAGGAATGGATATTAAGGAGTTTTTTATCACCATCCAAGCGGAGCAGCTGTTGTTTCAGTTCTCGGAACTTATGAGCATCAGCTTTTACGGACTCATGTGTGGACGGCTCATACATGAGCTCATTCTTCTCCTGCTGGACGGCTTCGATCTCTTGGACGATCGACTGTTTCTCGAGTGTAAGCTCAGAAATCTTATTGGCCGCCTCTTTCGCTGCTTTGAGAAAACCGCATTGCGCCCTCTCGATATCGATGCAGTTGGAATTGGAGAGCATACCTGCTTGGCTCTCATGCATTTGCATGACACTCTCAAGATTTAATAACTTGTTATTGAGAGAGGTTAGCGTCCGGCTTAGCTCATCAGCTTTTACCTTTTTTTGTTCCTGGTGGACCAGTTCCTCCTCCACTCCCTCATATTGCATTACCTGATTGTGTAAGGTGTCATAATTTCGGAGTCCAGACTCAATGCCATTAATCTCAGTCTCAATTCTTTCCTTTTCTCTTTCCAGCCCATGAAGTTCATTAGATAACCGGTTTGCCTGCTGGCGCTTCTCATTTATCAGCTTTGCGGTACCCTCCATGGTGAGAATTCTATTTCTGGCATTGTTCAACTCAGAGCATTTTTGATTAATGACGGCCTCATCTTTGAGGAATGCTGTGGTTGTGTCTTTTTTTGTCCGGAGGTCAATGAGCTTACTGTTTTTGTCCTTGGCCAGAATACTCTTCTCAGTAGCCTCAACCAAAAGCCTTTCGATCTCTTGTTTTGTTTGGCTCATTGATGTTATTTTTACAGTAACGAAATCCTTCTGCTCCCGGAGAGTGTTAAGGTTATTCACAGTATGGCCAATCTCTTCATTCTTCTTGCTGAGCTCATCCTGCATGCTATTAATCTGGGACACTTCTTGCTCAAGATCGAGTTCCTGCTCTTTGGCGATCCTAAGCTCCCGGTTCACCCCTTGGAGGAGTTCCTTTGTCTCATTCTCCAGTTGCTCATATATGCCGAGTCCCAACAAGCTGGCCAGCACGCTCATGCGATCCTCGGGCTTTGCCTCCATGAATTTCCCGTATTGGTCCTGCATGATTAGAACACAGCTCTTAAAGGTATCCGCATCCATGCCCAAGAGCTGAATGATCTTCTGCTGGGTATCGACCATGCGCTCGCAGCTGATATCTGTCCAATTCAGCGGAAAATCCAGATTATAAGAGACTCCATCATTCTGGAGATTCTCAAGCCGGGCTAATGCAAGAGTCGCTTTTCCGGATCTCTGCCTGGTTCGAGTAACCCTGTAAGTATCGTTCCCGAGTATGAAAGTAAAAGTAATACTCCCTGATTTTTCGCCGGCACGGATCCACCCGGTCAATTCACCCTCCCTGGGCTGCTCAAACAAGCAGTCCACCAAGGCATCCATAAACAGGCTGGATTTTCCGGAGCCATTTACACCATTGACCATGGCGAAGTAGATATCCTGGAATGAAAGTGTCTCTTCAGAATATGAACGGTAATTTCGGACACTGATTTCCACGGGAAGAAACAATCCCGTTTGCCCGCCGGCGGATTGCGACGCCTCTACTCTCTCTATAACAGGCATGGCTTCATCCAGGATTTTGACTGCCTGCTCAAAGGTGTATCCTTTCTCCTTCAGATATCTGGTGAGACAATCGCGGACAGTAAGTTTTTCATGGAGTTTTTCCCTGTTCACGGCTTCGTGAATACTCTCTGGTCGGATCTCGCTTACATAGTAGGCGCCAGATGCATAAAGATCACGCTCAAGTTTCTTCTTATCCAGGGCCTTCTCAGTTTCACTATCACAAGTGTAAAGGATGCGAACAACCTTGTTCTTAAGCAGATTATTCTTAAAATCGATGTCCCCGCGTTCTATGTATCCCTTAAGGCTGTCTTCGCTCCATTTACTTGTGATGAACTCCCTTGCCGGCGTCTCAATAAACTTATGGCCAGATGGATGGTGTGGCAGCTCGTGGATCCAGAAACCTTTTACATGCTCCTCATCATTGAAGGAAAAGGCATCAATACTTCCGGAGTAAAATATAGGCTTCAAAACGAGTTCACCCACAGCCTGCGCTCTGTGGATATGCCCCAGGCATACCATATCAAAAGCGCTGTCGGTTAATGCTGAAAGTGGGAGGACCATCTCATTTTGAAGGAAGAACGTGCTCTGGCCATTGTCAAGGTCACAACCGACGACAGTATGATGTGCCATCAGCACTGAGGGTATCCTTGAGTCGACTTGGGCAGATAATCCTGATACGATGCTTGCCAAAGCACTGGTAAGGAATTTATTTTCCTCCTCAGCAGATAAACCTGTGAATTCAGCTCTGAAATGACCTTTATCGAATCCCGGCAGGCCCGCGACTTGGATGGGGCCTGATTTGGTCAATATCGTTAAGATACCAGGATCCGTGAGGTATGTAACCCCCGGGGTCAGATCCTTCAGTGTTTCATACTGTCTATAGCCGTCGTGATTGGGTGTGCCATACAGAATTACAACAGGAGCAATTTTTGAGAGTAATATAATATATCTGGCCGCAACCCGTACCTCTGTCAAGGCCCTCTCTGCCCATACCTTGGCCTGATGGAATATATCGCCGGCGATAAGTATCAAATCTGGCTGCTCATTTCTAGCTGTGTCAACAAGCTTGTCCAGGCACTGGCATGTATGGGCCATTCTTTCACCCGGGTCATCGCACTGGGGACCAACATAGGCCCCAAGATGCCAATCAGAAGTATGTAAAATCTTCATCTATCTCCTGACTCCTTTCTGTTTGTTCTGGCAACGGATGCAGAGCTCTGCACCAAACTCATTCATGCTGTAGTTGGACACATTTTCAGCAATCTGGGTACCGCATTTAGAACATTTGTGGTTGACAGGGGGAGCATCATGATCCGGCTCCCGTCCCGGCTCCCAGGGGTATGCGACGGTATCTGCAGATTCGCATTCATAGTCAGCCTCATAGCCGGCGACATGCTCATCCTGCTCTGAGGGAGCAGCTGCAATTTGAGGGGTTGTAAACCCAGTACCATACAAAAGGTTACTTGCGGCCAAAGAACCGGCAATAAGTGCTTTCTTGACGTCATTATCCTTCGCGTCAAGCACAGGATAAGCAACGATGAACGGTTTCCTCAGTTCATCCAGGGTATACGCATTCTTGATTGATAGCCCCTTCCGGATAGCTCTGCTCATGGCTTTACTTTCAGCGTGTTCAGAGGCAAATTCTTTCATCCTTGCGATCATGCCGGGCTTTGCATTGGACAACTGAGAAAAATCAATTTCCCTGGATGCCTGCACTACACGCCATCCACCTGAAAGCTCCGGAAGCTTGATTGTGCATCGATAAGCCACATTGGCCACGCATGGGCACGTCCCGCATGCAGGGGCTATCTGTGTTGCCTTCACAATTTCGATGCACTTCTCACAGGCTTTGGGCCGAATTCTGGCGCTTTCTACGATTTGGCCATTGGCAGCAGTAAGGAGTTTTGTTAAGGCTTTATGAGTGAGAGCATACATTGGGTGATTGTTAACTTTCTCTGCGTTTTTTTCCTCGTAAATCTCCTTGTCAGCCATATTGGTTGATATACTTACCTGGTTCACCACTATTCGATATATGGGGTTAACCTCTTGGATAGATTGAACCGGTATAAGGAGGTTGTATTGGGATGGGTCATAATCATTCAAAATGTTAAAACTTGACATAATAATATTCCTCCACTAATATAAAAGGTGTTAAGACTTGATTTTTACTGCTTCTCTCAGTTGATTGATAACTGTGTTGAAGCTATTTTTTTTGCCATCGTAGCGTCGGATCCGTAAGCCCAAGGTGACATAATCGAAAATCCACGCCATCTCTTCGGCGCTCAGGTCCCTTCCTGCCAAGCAGTTCAGTATACCAGCAAGGCCATTTTTTCTTTGCTGAATACATTTATCAATAGAAGTGTGAGAACCGGACAAAGTTGCCTTTGCAAGCTCATAATGGCCAACTTGCTGCAAGACACGCTTGATCTCCTGAATCCTGCGACCATATGCCCTCATATCTCCTGGCAGAGAATCAATATCCCAGACATCTAAAACAATTCCGCCGGCAGATATCTCAGCAGGGTTAACGGTCTTAACCGTGTTGAGGAATGAGACCAGTTCCGGATGAATATCGTGAGAAATAACGACTATCATTTTCACTGTTATCACCTCCTTACCTTTCTTCTCCTGTATAGTCATAGATAATTTGAAGCATTTTGGGGATCCTAACGAGCAGGTCTTCAAGAAATTCAAGTATTGACTCCCGCCTGTGGATGTCCCCTTGGCACACGATGTGAATCTCTTCGTCCGAGATATTTTTTGCACTGAGCAGGGTTCCATAGACTTTAAAAGATGTTTGGTTGACCTCTCTCTCCGGATACTTCTCAACGACCGTGGTAGCCACCGCCTCGATAGGCCTACTATCCAGTTGAGCATTAAGGCTCCTGATTTCATCCTGGAGCTCGGCTATCTCATTCCTCAGTTCTTCTATCTTGTCAGCTCCGGCTTCATCCAGTTGCTCCTGCAGGTACCTGACCTGGTGTTCCAGTTCTTCGGCTCTGGCGTTAGCCTTTCTGAAAGCATTCACTTCGTGGTACCATTTGTCTGATTCCCTTTTGGCCTTCTCTTCAGCTTCCCGGGCCCGGGCCTCCATCTGCTTATACTCCTGCAGCAGAGCCTGGTATTCCTTATGAGTGGTGATATCACCAGCAAGCACAGCTTCCTGGAGTTCCTTGGGGGCTGACGGCTTAGAGACTGCAAATAGGAGGGATGGTTGGATCTGTTCAGCAGATTCGATATTGTGGAAATTTTCCACGATATAATTGTATCCGTTGATATAGTTATAGGCCGTTTTTTTGTCTATGCCTAAAGACTTAACCCATGCCAGGAATGTTCCCGTCTTATTGTTTGCCAGTCTGTCCTGAGCCTCTTTGAGTTCCTTCCCGATGGCCACCACTGACTTGATTCTGATTTCAGTAATTCGGGTTGCCTTTTCTTGAAGGAAGTTGGCCGTCTCGGCATCTACAGAGCTGTAGTCAAAGGTTACGATTTCAGCCTGATCTTTCACAATTTCAAGGCTTTCAACATTACTTTCATGTGTTTCCTTCATAGTTTTATCCTCCGGTTTTTCTTCACCATACTGAACCTTATAAATGAGATCGCCCATCTCGCCTGTTTTGGGATTGTTATACCAGCCGCATTTACCTTTAGCCTTTTGATCAACGTATGTAGTATTGCAGGTGTCTTTGCCTTCGACAGGATGGTACGCACAGCCGGCACATGATTCTAGGTCAGGTACATCGAATGAATCAGGATCAGAAATGATTTTGTAAGCAAGCTGGACATCATCATTGGTGCAGTTATAGAATTCCACGGCATTTAGGACATCACCGTTATAACCAGGACTCCCGGGATCCTCATTTTTGAAGTTGCACGCGCCATTTGCATCATTGAAAGGACAATCGATAGTACCACATGCGCACGCGCTGCATAGGTCTTCCTGGACCCAATAGCAGCCACCATGGCAGCCATTATTTTCGGTGCAACCACAGACACGACATTTCTGCTCTTCAGCCACTTTGCTTTCAGGATTAATGATTTGCAGTGGTTTCCCTTCGCAGGTAATTATGCCGTTTTCGACTTTGATTGAATTGATGATGCAATGATTCTTGCTGGGCTTTCCATCTTTGG